GTAAAACCTTCAAGCAGAATGTCCACCTATTTACTTATGGTGATGACAATATCATGGGCGTAAGTGAACGCACACCTTGGTTCAACCACACTGCTTATCAAGCTGTGATGGCAACTATTGGTGTTGAATACACTATGCCTGACAAAGAAGCCGAATCTGTACCCTATGTTGATATCGCTGATTGCTCTTTCCTGAAAAGGAAGTGGGTCTTCGATACTGATGTAGGTGCATGGTTGGCTCCTCTTGAAGAAGCTTCGATGCACAAGTCACTTACTATGTGGGTACCGTCTAAATCTATTGATGAGTACGCTCAGATGGTGGCTGTGATTTCGAGTGCTAATAATGAGTTTTTCTTCCATGGTCGCGAGACTTTTGAGAAGCATCGCTCTTTTTTCGCTAAGCTCTTGGAGGAAGAGCCGTACTCTTTGTACGTAAAACCCTCCACGCTTCCACGATGGGACGAGCTGGTAAACCGCTTTTGGAAGGCGTCGGAAGACGCTCCCCAAGTAGGTGGGGTCCAGGCAGATCCCACTGAAGAGAATTTTGTTGCCTCAGAAAACTAATAATTTATATAAGAGAGCCGTTGCTGCAATCACGCAAAGAATTGCAACTCACTATTCGGAATTAGGGAATTCGAATACGTGTTTTAATAAGTCCCTTGATACAAATCACTGTTATATACCGCAGAAAGAAAACTTCTCGGACTACCAGCTGATCAATTTCTATACTGTTCCGGAACCAGTACAAAATCCAAAACCTTTAGCGTGGGAAACGCTAGTATACGGCAATATGGAATTGGTGATGCAATCCGAGGATATCCTCGACACTTCACCTAATGCCGGCGTCAATATAGATTCGACGCAAACCACACAATTTATCGATCAACTTCCGGGTGTTTCCGTGGGTCATTCCACGACACCCGATGATTACCTCATGGATGACAGTATTACTAGTGCAGACCTGTCCAATTTCTTGGCTCGTCCTGTGCGAATTGCTGATATCACATGGAGTGATGCTGCTTCGCCTGGTCTCTTGTCTTCTTTCGACCCTTGGAATTTATTTTTCTCGGATTCTCGAATTAAGTACAAGCTCAATAATTATGCTTTCATCAGGTGTGATCTCAAAGTCAAGGTAGTTATCAATGCTACACCATTTTATTATGGTTCTGCACTTGTTAGCTATCAACCACTCCCTGTTTTCACGCCTTCGACGATTGTTAATGACGCTGCAACACGGTACTTTATTCCGTATTCGCAGCGACCACACATGTGGATTTCTCCGCAACACTCCGAGGGTGGTGAAATGACCCTCCCATTTTTCTGGCCAAAGAACTGGCTTCGTGTCTCAGTGGCTGCAGACTTCACCAATATGGGAAAGATGCACATCCACAACTTCACGCAGTTGATTAGTGCCAACGGAGCGGGTTCGGGGAGTATTTCAGTTCAAGTTTATGCTTGGGCTGAGAATGTAACTCTTTCTGGTCCTACTCTTAATTTGTCAATGCAGAGTGTTGATGAGTATGATAGTCCAGGTCCCATTTCGGGACCTGCTAGTACTGTTGCTCGTTATGCATCTCTGCTCACTGGTATCCCCCTCATAGGTCGCTTTGCAACTGCTACTGAGATGGGTGCCAACGCTGTATCAGGTATAGCGAAGCTCTTTGGTTACACTAATGTTCCCAATCTTCGTCCCGCCACTTCAGTACGCCCTTCCCCCATGCCACGATTGGCATCTCCGGAGATTGGCTACCCTGTGGAATCTTTGACCATTGATAGTAAGAATGAATTGTCTATCGATCCCCAAATTGTGGGGCTCCCTGCTGAGGATGAACTTTCCATAGAATACATTTGTAAGAAACAATCCTACCTATGTTCTTCCACTTGGAATATTTCTACCTTGGTAGACACACCTTTATTTACATCGCGCATTACACCGTTTATGTTTGATAGAGAGGCTAGCACCATTGCTAAAATCTACTTCACACCGATGGCTTATGTTGCTGCTTTGTTCAGGCACTGGCGAGGAGACATTATCTTCACTTTCAAATTTGTTGCATCCCCCTTCCATAAGGGTCGTGTACGCATTTCGTATGATCCAGTTTCAACCTCCATTCAAACAGTGGGGGATACTGGTTCAGGAGTGTTTAACACCATTGTGGATTTGGGAGCTGACACTGAAGTTGATGTGCGTGTGCCTTATCAACAAGCACTCGCATGGTTACAAGTCAACAACAGTTTCGGTGCTAGCAACATCCCCTGGTCAACTTCTACTACGCCCGCTATTTCCATTGATGACACTGTGGACAACGGAATCATTTCAGTCAAGACACTTACACGTCTGACAGCTCCGGTAACCGTTGCACCAGTGACTCTTATGGTCTTCGTGCGCGCTGCAGAAAATTTAGAATTTGCGAATCCTATGACGCCGACACAATTTTCATCTCTCTGGACTCCCCAGAGTTCTGAAGAGTTTGAAGGTGTTGAGGCGCATATTGGAAACACACCATCTCTCAAGATGGAACGTTATAGAGTGAATATGGGTGAGACCGTGAGGTCCCTACGTCCACTTCTTAGGCGCTCCAATTATTGTGAGACTATTTCTCAACCTGCTGCTGCTTCGGGAGTCGGTTTTATCTATAATAGACATTTCCGCTTCCCCTTGTATTATGGTTTTGACCCGCAGGGCATCCATCAAGCAAAAGGTCTGATCAATACACTCACCACATACCCATTTAATTGGGTGAAACCTATACCATACCACTGGATTGCTCCTGCTTTTATAGCACAAAGGGGTTCTGCCATGTGGCATTACAATGCCGAGACACCCGTGGCTTGCACTCACATGTCAGCCAACCGTCTCCCGACATTCGAGTACTCAGGTGGTACGGTGAGTTCTGTCTCTACAACTGCTACAACCAACAGCCTGGTGGCGAATTTTTACAAATCGCAGTTTTATCCCACTGAGGGTGGTACTGCCGTCACCAATCAGTTGACTAATGGTTGCCTTTCTGTGTCGTATCCCAATATGTCTCAATATAAGTTTCAATCTACTCGTCCTTCATCTACTTCCAATCCTGGAACAAATGATGGAATTGAAGATGGTACAAATTTTGAGGCTGTAGCTTTCTGCTGCAATTATGGTACTACGTCAGGCCCTCTGCCAGCAGCAATCCGTGTACATAAGTACTTCGGGGTGGGTGTGGATTACAATCTACACTTTTTCCTGAATGCACCTACGTTATACAATTCTGTTTCGGATCCTGTCGCAGTTTAAACTCGACACATAGTGTTAATGCTAACACTTTAAATTTATAGCGTTGTCTTGTTTTGGG